CCTCCTACAGGACGATGTTATACGCCAGGACCACGGCGCCCGGATCGGCCAGCTTCACGTCCGCGCGGCAGGACACGATGAAGCTGGTTACGCCCTCGCGCGGGTCGCGGAACTTCTCGATCCGCACCCGGCGGTGGAAGCCGATAATGATGTTCTGCGGGTGCGTGAGCAGCGCGAACTTGTTGTAGTCCACCGCGGCGGCGTTGATCGTGTCGGTGCCGGACATCATCGGCACTTCCTTAACCGGGATGCCGCGGAACGCTAGCTGCGTAGCCAGGTTGGTCACCAGCGCCTGGTCGCCGATGCCGGTGCCGCGCGCAGCCAAGCTGGCCTGGTAGCCATCGCGGTGCTTGACAGGCACATACAGGCGCAGGTCGGGATAGCTGCGGCGGTACTGCGCCGGCATGGCCTCGACCATCCTGGCGAACAGAGCGTCGTAGGTGGTGACGGTGCTGGCATCGATCTTCTGAGCCGTTGGCGCGCTGGCCTGCGCCTGCTTGATGATGCCGTCAAGCAGTTTCAGGTACTGGTCTTCCGCCGCGGTGCGTGCCGTGTCGCCCTTGATGAACAGCTCCTCAAGGTCGCGGCCGGTCGCCTCGGCCAGCATCTCCATGATGGTGTCGGCCAGTTTCTCGCGCTCGATGTTGCTCTCGAGCGTTTCATCGCTAACCGGCACCTCGCCCTTGATCAGCACGGTCGAAAGCGTGACCAGCCCGGTGCTGGGCTTCACGCGGTCCGCGTCGGCCAGCCGTACGCCCTCGGTGCCGGGCCGCAGGATGCGCCCTGCGAACGAAATGCGCGGCACCTCGAACTTGGGCGAGTCACTGTCTTCGTAGCGGGCTTCTTTGGCAATGGTCGTGTAGCTAATCGCCACGCGCAGGAATTCCTTCGCCTGCTGGGGTGCCAGGTAGCCGCCACCAGCGGGCGCCTGCAGGTCAGCGGTGGTCAGTGTGGCCTTTTCCAGCCATTCCTCTGCGGTCTTGGGCATCTTGCATTCCACCTCCATCATGCTCTAGCCCTGCGGGCCAAACACCACGTCCACAAACAGCCCTTCGCCCCACTTACGCGGTGCGCTCTTCTTGACCTCATCGCCCTCCGGCTGCTTCGAAGCCAGTGCCGACTTGGCCACAGGCTTGAGCGCGTCGCGGATCTCGGCCAGCAGCTTGCCGTGCTCCTCAAGCGCCTTCAGTACAGCATCGTCTTTCTTCGCGGGCTTCTTGGGCTCGGGATATCCCTCGCCATAACCATAACCCTGATCACTTTCGCCTTCTTTGTCCTTATCGGGCTTGGCTTTGGCCTTGAACTGAGTATTGGCACCCAGGAGCTTCGCCAGCGTGTTCAGGGCCTCCACGGCTGCCTCGCTGATCTCAAGGCCCTCGTTGCCGGCATCTTTCGCCAGCGCCTCAATTGCGGCCAGGGCAGCCTTCTGCAGTTCGTCCAGGTTGACCATTTCCTCATCCTCCTCCTCGCTCTTGAGGATCAGCCATTTGCGCCGCGTGGCGGGCCGATCCACTGCGTCCACCCGTTCGACATCGACATCCTTGAGCTCGGCCAACCCACCACCCCCCTAATCAACTTTGCGGCCCCAGCCCTGCAGGCTGAGGCCCGTGAATTCGCCTTTCTTGATGCGCTCCCATGCCTCCGGTGTCCAGATGATGCCGAGCAACCAATCGCCCGGCTCCACCCGCTCGCCGTTGACCTCCCAGGGTGGGCCGCGGTAGATGTACGACTCCACAACTTCGCCGGCGCCCTCGGTCCCATCTTTGTGCATGAGGCCGATCTTGCGGCTTTTGCGCAGGTAGTTCCAGGCGGCCTCCTCAAGCTCTTCGGGCGTCATGTAGTCGCCATGTGCGTCAATCTCGTTGGCAGGATAGGCCACCGCTAACGTGTAGCGGCGCTCCTCCTCGATCTTGAGGATCTTGGCGAGCTTCGTCACATCAACCAATTCGTGCCCCTGCGACAGATCGTTTGGGTCTTTCGGCCATACCAGCCAGCGCTGGCGCTTGCGCCGCAGCTCCTCCAGGACTTCATCCAGGTCATGCGTCTGCGCGTACGGCCGCTGGTCTTCGGGCCTGGTGAACAGCCAGATGCGGCCCTCGCCCGTCGGTGCATACTGCCACAGGAACCGTCCCTTGAGCTTCTGGCCGTCCAGCCAGATTTCGACCGCATGCTGACGGGCGAAGCCGAGGCGCCAGGTGCCATGGTCGACGGCAAAGAACTTCGAGTAGCCGCGCGATGTGGAACCTACGCCGCCAGGCTCCACCACAAGCGGCTTGTCCAGCCCCACTTTCATCCAGGACAGCGGCCCGAATTGCTTGGGCGCGGACTGAATCTTCTCGGTGGGGTCGCGCATCATGCGGAACACGCGCAACTCTTCGCGGTTCTCGGCAGTTGTGCCCGCAAATAGCGTAATCCCCCACCAGCCGCTGAACCGGTCAGTGCCGAGCCGCAGGTCGAAGTGCAGGCTGTGGTCAGTCTTGAGCAGGTCTTCCAGCCCGAGCTTTGCTTCCTCCTCGCTGAGCCCCCTGAAGTGAGCGTGCAGGATAAACGGCAACGCCTTCCCGCTCAGCGGCATAGCCTCATGCCAGTTCTCTTCCCAGTTGCGAAGCGCGGCTTCGCCTCGCGTTTCGCCGCCCTCGCCTTCCTCGGAGACCGACTTCCGGGCCTCAGCAGCAGCTACCTCCTTCAACACCTTGCCCCGCCGGGCAATGTCTATGGCCTGCTTCACGGTGTAGGCCGGCCGGGACCGGTCGGGACCCATTGGCGTTGGCTTGCCCCAGGCCACCCGGCCGTCCGGATAAAGCAGCAGCTCCTCGACCATCACGTTCAGTGTGTCGCCCTTATCAGCCAGCTTCTCGGCGCTCACAAACGTTCTGCCGAGCACTACATCCTGGCCGGTCTCATCATCCCGCAAGGCACACTCATACACATAGCCGTTTTGCACCCGCTCAACGGCCACCACTTTGACCTTGAGCTCCACCCAGAGCTTGAACTTTGCGTAGTCGTCAGTCGGGCCGAAGGTATACGGCATGTCGCTTCTGCGGGCCACCACACCCTCGATGGCGAGGCCTGCATCCTCCCAGGGCTGCCATGCCACCGCCTTCCGGCACGCCTGCTTGAACGCCGTCTCACCTTCCGCCTCCAGCTGCGGCAGCACCACGAAGCGCTCGCCCAACCTCTCGCCGAGCTTCTGCAGGAGCGGGTATCGCTTCGCAAATGGCTGGCCGTGCACGTCACCCTCAGGAGCTACGTACAGCACATCATACAGGAACACGTACGGCTCCGCTTCAAGCTTGCCGGCCAATACGGAGAGCACCTGCGGGCGTGCAAGAAACTTACCATCACGCGCGGCCTGGAGCTCGCCTTCGATGACGCAGTCAGGCGCGTCCTTGAGTGCGTCCCTGAGTGCGGGAAGCTGATCCGAGCGTTCCTCCTTCGCGTCTTCGAGGTAGATGCTCACCTTGTTGCCGGCCTTCTGCAGGATGCACCGGAAGCCGTCCACCTTGGGCGACACGTAGAGCAGCACATTCTGTTTACTGGCCCACTTGTCCCACAGCTCGTCCGCCGAGAAGAACTCGGTGTAGCCCACCATGGCGGGCTTGGAGGGATTGTAGCGGGTAATTGGCTCGAGAGCCGCCTTGGCAACGAGCTCCGCTTCTTTCCGCGGACGCAGCACCAGGTCGCAGAGCGGAATGTATGCCTGGCCGCTCGCCAGGTGAGGTCCCTGCGCGTTGAAAAGCATGTGCAGTTTCTTGCCCTGCTTGTCCGGGTCAAGTAGCTTCCGCGCGAGGAGGTACAAGCTTTCGCGCTGACCCTGCGAGAGGCGCTCGGCATCATCACGCACCAGCACGTCAATGTCATGCGGGTCATCATCAGCCACCGCGGAGCCCACCAGGCTCACGTACGCTGGCACCAGCACCTGATCGGCCGCCCGAGCTAGCCGCTCGGCCACCCAGGCCGCGGGAGCCTTCTGCAACCGCTCGGTCTCGCGATCCAGCTCATCATGCGCATTGTGCCGCATGCCTCTGCGCTCCATCTCCTGCACAACCCACACGTGCAGATTAACGAACGGGTACTCAGTCGCTTCTCCGCGATCCCGGGCAGCCCCGTAGAGCTGGTGCAGGCGGTGGTGCACCTGCAGCAGCTCCTCATCAGACAACTTCCGCACGTCTTCGCTCGTGTGCAAATCCTTGAGCGCCACTTTTTCCACGGTCATACCTCCGGCGACAGAAGCCCGCTTATCGTACACCGGCAACGCGGGTGGGCCGGCGCATGCGCGTCACCCGAAGCAAATGGCTGCTGGGTCGGAATCGGCCCCTGGGCAGCATTGTTCCGGCAGATATCGCACACGTGGTCGTCGCCCACGGTGATCCAGACCTTGTACGGCACGTTGCCCGCAATCAGCGTGGCATGGTTCATCGTCTCGACTCCGCGAGCCCATTCCGTCCACGCGATCAGTTCCGCCCGCTCGCGCGACACGCCGGACCACAGCTGCCTGACGCGCCGGGCGAAGTCCCACTGCGTCTCGCCAGCCTCCATAGCCTCGCGCAGGGCTCTGCGCAGCTCGGTTCGCAGCGTATCCGGCACCTTGCGGATGAGGCCCATGGTCGCCTCCACGCCTTGCCGGAACACCGCACGCGCAAAGACCTGGTTGAATCCCCGCACCATGGCCTGGGCCAGCGCCGCCTTGGCCGCGTCATCCCACAACTTCGGGATCAGCGCGACCACGGCCTCAAATGCAGTTGCCAGCTCTTGCGGGATGGCCAACTCATCCTGCTTGGTGAGAGCCCGCCAGTATCGCTCCCATGGATACGCCAGCACCTTTGCCGCGATGACCTGCTGGATGCGGTACTGCCAGGCACGCCGCAGTTTGGCCTGCTGCCGCTCGCGCTGCTTGGCAAGCACCTGTTCCACCGCCCAGAGCACGCGGCGGCTCTGCCACCATCCATCAGGCACTGGCTGATACATCCTGCACCGCCACCCGCAGAGCATCGCGCAGCTCCTTGATGACATCGACCGCCTGCCGCACCTGCGGCTCGGCCATCGGCGTGCCCCTGTAGTAGTAAGCGTCCATAGCCGGATCTTCGACCGGCTCAAGCCCGAGCTTCACACGGCCCTCGTTGGGACTCAGCAGGCCGCTGTCGACCGCCTGCGTCGCCACCTGAAGCGAAAGCTCGGTCTCTTCCCAGTCAAGGTCTTCCAAGCGCCACTCCCAGTCGCGGAGGTTCAGGCCGCGTGGTCCGAATAGCGTCTTCGCCAACCTGCTTTCCAGGATCGTCTGCAGCGGCTCCACTACGCCCAGTCGGTACGCGCGCAGCATTTCCCGCGCCGCCGAGCCACCCAGCGAACCAAGGGCGGCCCAGCCGATACGATACGGGGGCACATTGTGCGCCATCAGAATGGCCTTGACCAGCTCCTCCCGCCTGCGCAGGAACGAGCCCTCGCGTACATCCGGGCTCAGCTGCTCGACCTTGGTCTGCACCTGAGGTGGCAGCCCAAGCACGAGGGTCGAGTGATAGCGCGTCACCGCATTTTGTAGCTCACGCGTGATCTCATCAACGTACCGTCGCGCAGCATCCGGTGTTTGCGTCTGCACAACTAGCATCCGCCCGATGGTGCCCGAACTCTCGAAGAACGCAATGCTATAGTCCCGGATGGCATTGTACTCCGCTATTGCCGGCAGGCAGGAGATCCAGTGCGGCACACCATAGCGCGTGCGCGAGCTATAGCGCGAGAAGTAGATCACCTCGCTGGCATCCTGCCCCGTTTCCGCCCACCGCCCGGTGAGCGGGTCAAGGGCCGCCTCCACTCCGAAGCGCTTGAAGTACCGGAACTGCCCGCCGCGGTGCTGGACAAACACGTCGGGATCGCGGCTTAGCCTGAGTGTGTGGGCAGGCATCGGATAGATCGCACCAATCCGGCCGGCCTCGTCCCGGACTACTTCCCAGGCGGACCAGCCCACGGCTCGCAACTCCCAGGCGGCCTGATACAGCAGCTCGGCGAACGTGTACTGCGGCGACAGCTCGTTCAGCAGCGACATCACAGCATCGCGTTCCTCGGGATCGGCCTCATCATGCTTGGCCACGAACTTCCACCCGCGGCCCACCGCATCGGTCGCCGCTGCGTCAAGGGCAGCTGAGTGGATCTCGTTGGTCTCCGCGAGCACAAGTAGCCGCAGGGGATCGTAAGGCGGCTGTAGCACATTGCCCAGCGTGTAAAGCTGCTCGAAGGCATCGGCAAGCTGCTGCGACGCCGGCTGCGCCGCAACCACGCTCTTTGCCACAACATGCGGCGTTTCCCAGTGCTTGAAAATCCGGTCTAGGAGCGCCACCTTACTACCCCCACTGCAGGAGTCCATTCACCGGGCTGGCATAGGTGCGAGTGCACTGCGTACCGCATCGCGTCCATGCCGTGGTTATTGACTTCCACCGGTTTTTCCTTGGCATTTCGCCCCTCAGCTGGCGGTAACCAGGCATAGTTCTGGATTTCGTCCAGCGTGCGGGTCGGCTTGCCCTCAGCCGCTAGGCGTTCATCCCGTTCCACGAGGGCATTGCGCACGAAGTACAGCTGCGGCCGACCCCGTTCGTCAGGCTGAAGCATCGAGTACACGGTCTGTATGCCCGGGCCCACGTCCTTGACCGCCGGCCTGGTCAGCACGCCGTGTTTTTCGAGGGTTGCACGGTCCTCAGCATCGTGGTCGGCATAGGTGGCGACTACGTTCTCGCCCTGGCTGAGCCGCAGAATATCGCGGGCATGATCTTCGACTAGTCGGCGGGTCATGTAAATCTCCCGGTACAGATACCAGACGCCGTCCGGGCTGATTGCCCACCACTGGCACACGAATGGGTTTGAGTAGCCGAAGTCAATGCCCCGCACAACGGGCCACTCCCGCCAGTTCGGGTCGGGTATAGCGTCGACAACGTGCACCAGCGGATCGAACACATCGTAGACCAGGCCTTCCAGGCCGACCCACCTGCCGAGCACATAGCGCTCGCGGTACTTGCCCTGGAACGCCTGCAACCGGGCCACATAGTCCGGCGGGTTGTACGGATTTTCGAGGGCATTGGACTCGATCACTTCGCCCCGCCGCTCTACATAGAACCGCCGGTAAACCCAGTGCTGCGGATGCGCCGGGTTGGTGGCCGCGAACGCTTGCCGGAACGGCAGCTTTTTGCCGCCAGGGAGCCTGGTCAGCCGCAAGCGACCGAGAAGCATCATGTAGTCGTCCTCGGTAAGCTCGATCACCTCATCGATGCCCACCCACCCCAGGCCAAGCGACCCCCACTTCTGGGGGTCATCCAGGCCACCGAAGATGATCTGGCTGCCGTTGACCAAGGTCACCAAGTCCTCGGATTTATGGTGATCGGCAATGAACTCCGGCGGGCACACATCCCGCAGGAACGTCCGCAGCGTCGTGTGTGTAAGGCTCTTGCGCGTCTTGCGGAAAATGCCACCGAAGTTGCCGGGATAACGGAGACTCAGAAACAGGGCTTTCTCGCAGAGCACGCGGCTCTTGCCAGCCCCAAATGCGCCCGAGTATAACAGCTCGGGCGCAGTCGACTCCATGAACCGCTTCTGCCCGGGAAGAGGGACGAACCGCTCAACTCTCCGGGTCAGGGTAGCCGCTGGCATCGAAGTCATACAGCTTCACCGGCAGAACTTCTTCTTTGGCTCCGCTCACTTCCAGCCGCGCCTCGATAGTTTGCCTGAGTTCGCGCACCGCCTTGTACCAGCGTTCCGGATCCGGTTCACCGCCCTCGAATACCTTGGCCGCCAGCGTTTCCCGCAAGCGCTCCAGAAGCTCTAGGTCGCGGGGAACAGTGCGGGCAATCTGCTCCTGGACAATGGCCCGGGTGGTCTCTGCTCGTTCGCGGCGGGCCGACTGCAGAAACTTCCGAATGGCCTGCGGGCTAATCTTGAGATTGTGCTCCTGGGCCAGAATGCGGGCAATGGCATAGGACGAATGGGATATCGAGAGCTCAAGCACTTTCTTTTGCAGGTCGAGAGTCAATTTGGGCATTGCTAGCAACCCACCGCAACTGGATAGTTGCCCAAAATAAGAGACCGCGCCGCCTTTTGGGCGCAGTCTCCCACTCTACCGCAATTCTAGGAAAAACGTGCGCACACTGTCAAGCCCCCTCTTCCCACCGCCGACCCAGCGCGGTTATGAATGCGGCCAAGGCCATGCAGTCAAGCCGTGCAGCGCTGGTGTGGCGGAGCCCCATTGCCTCTCGGGCATCCCGAAACCGCAACTCCAGCCCGTACCGCAGCCATAGCCACTCCTGCGGCCGGGGGCTTA